TCTGTAAAGAACTTATTGTAGTTTAGCCCTCTTGAGTCTGGGGCTATCCTATAGTAGTCTCCGCAATCCTCTGTTCTCACCATTTCTTCAGCACTTATAAGAGTTTCATGCATCTTCTCTCCGTGCCTTATACCACTGTGTTGTACAGGTGTTTTGTCGTTATTAACTGCTCTTACTGCATCAGCTAGGACTGCCATAGTACAAGCTGGAGCTTTCTTTATAAACGTATCACCATTACTACCAAACTCTAAAGCGAACAGTACCAAATCAACTGCATCGTCTATAGTCATAAGAAACCGAGTCATATTACCGTTAGTAACAGTTATTGGCTTACCTTCTTTTATAGTTTTATTCCATACTGGTATCACACTGCCTCTAGACCCCATAACATTACCATATCGAGTAACACAGACAATTAGCCCAGCGTCAGGGCTTTTTGTTATAGCGACCTTTTCCATCATGGCCTTTGAAATACCCATAGCATTAACTGGATATACTGCTTTGTCGGTTGATAAGCACACTACCCTTCTAACCTTGCTATCCATCGCTGCATCAAGAACATTATTTGTACCAATAACATTTGTTTTTAACGCTTCTATAGGGAAAAACTCACAACTTGGTACTTGTTTAAGCGCAGCTGCATGAAAAACATAATCAACGCCTTTCATTACTTGAAAAACTCTATCTCTGTCTCGTACATCACCTATCTCAAACTGTACTCTATCATCGTTCAACTCTAGTCGCATATCATGTTGTTTTACTTCGTCACGACTAAACACTATGACTTTCTTCGGTTTGTAGTCTTTGAGTATTCTCTTAACAAACTGAGACCCAAAACTACCTGTGCCACCAGTACAAAGGATTGTTTTATTGTACAACTTACTACTTGTTGACACTTGCACTATAACTTCACTTTGTATTATCATTATATGTTTGCCTCCTTTAGTTTTTCGTCATAACCCCTTTCTGTCATGGTCTTCTTGTAGTATTCTGGGTAATCTTTCCAATTCTCTGTGTTAGCAAATGTTCGCACTAAGTCTTCTGTCATGTGACCTGTTAGATAGCCTTTAGATTGGATTTTACGAGATAAGTTAGAATCTTCTTGCATTGGTGATTTTCTTCCATCATCCCATCGCATAGGTTCATATTTTATCCCCATATCCCATAGACTCTTACGAATAATGTTTATACCACCTACACATCCAGGCCAAGGGTTTAGTTTCTTGCCGTTAATTTCTAAGACTCGTAGTGCTGCTTTAGGGTGTTCTATGGCTTCGTGATCTAATCCTAATTGACCGAGTTCAGGAATCTTTTTAAAGTAGTCTTCTGCCACTTCTGCCCAACCGTCTTTAAAGCTTGTATCGTTATCTATCCGCATCAAGTGAGTAGCTTCTGGATAATATATAAGCCCTTGTTCCCAGCCTATGTTTGTAGCTTTACCTGGGTATAAGTTTTCGTTATTGATGATATAGTCGTCTATTTGTTTATCTTTTTCCATATCTGCTAACCAGAGTTTTGTACCATCGTCTGAACAGTTATCTACGACCATAAAATAATGTGGGAGTTTTATGGTGTCTCTAAACTCCTTAAGAGTACGCTGGCTATAAGCTAGACGGTTATACGTAACCATTACTACTAAGAGCCTCACGACGTACCCCAATCTATTACACTAAATCTTTTAGGTGGGATGGTGGCTAGACCTTTATCAACCATGGTTTTAGCGTGAGCCTGACTGACCAGTATATCTCCTGTGGGTGTAGTTACTTCTACTAAGTTACCTGTTTCTTGTACTGGCCATGTTTGTATCTGTTTAAGCAGCTGGTCTTTTCTTACTTTAGTCCAAACATCTATATTGTGTGCACCATCATTTGTACCAGCTTTACCAAGAGATACAAGTTTTCTCTGACCTAGTTTTTGTTTTATACAATGAATTGGTATGTCCATTCTATGAAGATTCATACTGAAATTAACATCATGTAATCCATACCCATCTATCTGACCAGTCTTTGAACCTGTTATTTTGATAAAGTCACCCATGTTTTTAATGTTCCATCTAATATCAGTTCTAAAGTAAGGTGGTTTCATTTCATCTAGAACTTCTCTTTTAACCAGTAGGCAGCCTGTACCAGTAATAAGAACCTTACCCCCAGCATCATAGAATACTGCTCCTCTACCATTCTTGTTGATAGGGTAGTCAGCAGTAACTACTGCCAAATCCTTCTCTATCATTGTTCTAAGCGTGTCTGACGGTAGTTTCATGTCATCTTCAATAAACCATAGGTGTGATATGTCTGGGTCTTTTAGAGCCTCTACAGTAGGCTTTTCAAAACACTCTGGTATAGATAGCCCATGTGAGAAAAAGAACTTGTGGGGTATGCGTTTGAGGTTCTGCAATATCTCGTCCGCAGTTTCGCTAAACATTAAGCCTCTTGATGGTAGTATTACAGCAATCATTTCACCACCGAGAACTCTCTACCATCGTTTAGGTATGGTTGGTTGTCTTTGTCATAACTTATAAAAGGTGGCTTTTCCTCCCACATTTTTACCTTTTTTACTCTATTAAGAGAACCAAGAAATAGCTGTGAGTTTTCGGGAGTAATCATTCCAGATACTAGATCTCTACCTACTTCTGTTAGTTCAATAATGTTATGTGCTCCGTTATTAGTACCTGGCTTACCTAGACTAACTAACTTTCTTTGCCCTGCTGTTCGCTCCATGACTGTTATGGGTAGCCCTGCTGAATAAAGCAGCAACCCAAACCGTAGATCGTGTAGACCATAATAGATCTTATCTAGTTTACGTGGCCAGAAGTGGATAGTGTCTTTGTCTATAAATGGGTCAAAGGTAGTATCGGTTCTCCATATAGGTTTTTCCATCTGCTTAAGAACTGATGCGGCTACTACCATAAAACCTGTACCAGTCCAGAAAGCTTTACCCTGTGGATCATGTAGACAAGTAGAATCCCCATCTTGTTGAAATGGGTAGTCTAGTGCTACTACAGGGTAATTCATACTAAACATTTGTTTTAGTATACCTTTAGGTATAATCATGTCATCTTCACAAAAAAGCACCGCAAAGACTTTTTTGTCTTGCAGTGCTCTCTCTGTTGGATCATTAAAACACTCTGGTAATCCTTTCCCATGACTCCAGAATATTTCGTACTCGTAATTAAAGTCTTTTAGTTCGCCCAACAATTCTTCAAATGTCTGGCTGAACATTAGCCCCCTTGATGGTAAGACTACCGCCAGCTTCTCCACTATTCCTCTATCTGTAGTTCAGGGTACTCGGCTCTAAGTTCTTCAATAAAAGTACGAAGCATCTTAATAGCTCCAATTGATTGTTCCATCTCGTTACGATGAGTAGCCATATTAGATAAGCCTTTTTCTTTTAGAGTAGGGTTCTTGTCGTTTTGTAATCTGTAAGAGTGGAGCATGTCTACTCTAGCTCGCCAGTGCATACCCTGAATCTGCTCTAATTGATCTTGTAAGAAAGACATTTTCTGAATAGGAGATATCTCTACCTCTGCAGGTATTTTGTTTTCTTTTACTATTTGTTTATCTAGTTCTAATGGTGATTTCACTCGCCCTCCATAATTTAATTATAGTCGAATCGTATCACCGCATTCCCCTTATGTCAACTATACGTTAAAGCCTTCATCATTTGCTTCTGGTACTGGCGTAGTTGGTACTGGTTCTTCTGTTGTAACAGGAGTTTCCCAAGCAACTTTCTTAGGTTCTTTTTTTGCCATTATTTTCTCCTTTAAGTAGTTTATTATCATAATTCTATTTTACCATGTATAAGAATCTAAGATTAATGATCATATCTCCATTGGCCATTAATAACAAAGTCCTTATACAACTTTATCTCTTTATCTTTACGGGCTTTAATTGCCTCCTCTTTAGTTACATATGAACCTATGTGGTACTTCTTCCCTTTAATATAGTATTGAGCCAGATAACGACCATTACGTTTATCTATAGATACTCCTCTAACTCCAGAGGTGTTGTCGCTTCTAATTTTCGCATTGGCTATATTCTGTGCCATCGTACATGGCCGTAGGTTATCCCTAGTACAATCCAGTTTAACCCCTGATATATGATCTACATGTTCTTTAGGCTTTAGTTTTCTGCCTAGTTTATTCTCCATTACCCATCGATGTAGATAAATCATACCCTCTTTTCTATTCTTACGGACAGCATAGCCATTACCTCCGTAATACCATTTCAGCCCTACATTATCTACCTCGTCTATTATTGCTACCTTACCCTTAGTTAGTTCTATTGTTACCATACGCCCTCCCAGATGATAGTATTATATTACTATTCCAGTATATCACATAAACAGAAAAGAGCCCCGTAGGGCTCTAAACTGTGTAGAACAGGTCTTTTAACTCTTTAAAACGAAACCGAAGTTTGATCGCAATGAAGTGTGCCCGTATAATACATCAACAGTAATCAACCAACCAAGGTATTCTTGTTTGTATTGAGCTTGTGTACGTGGTTTAACTTGCATAGCTACAGCCCATGCTTCCTTGTGGAAGAATAAGTGGTTGTATTCGTCAGTAGCAGTATCAAGGTACACAAGGTTTTGTGCCATGTATACATCTGCGCCGTAAATACGACCAATCTTACCATTCATAATGCTGTTTTGATCGCCACCAACACCGCCAACACCCACAACGAATACGTCAAGAAAGTGCTTAGAGTTAAATAGGTTCTCG